CCCCAGGCTATCTGATGGTGGTTTACGAGAATCCTCAAGGCCACCGGCGCTACGGTCTAGTGAAATTCATCACAACATTGCATTAAACGCCTGCTAAGCCATCCTCCACAAAAGGCGCTCCGGCGTCTTTTGTGCGTGCTTGAACTTTCGTTACAAAATATAGTTTCCTCTTTGAGCCACTTCCGCCTATACGGGCGATCATCTTATCTATCTACCTATAAACATTGAAATTTCGCTTTGCGACAATAAACTCAACTTCTGGTGCCGTGCAAAATTACAACTAAAGCGTCAAAATATCTCAAGATTCAGCCATCAGCCATCAGCCATCAGCCATTAGTGCTCGTAACTTGACGGTGTTTTTTGACGCATTAATACTACATCGCCTGACTAACCAACCTGACGAAGAGCGGAATATATGAAAACGATGATAAGGACTCTAACCACAACGCGGGATGTGCTGGAGGGAATTGATAGCGTGCTGAGTTGTGTCGGCGTGGCGGTGACAGCAGGCCCGTTGCAAGCCAACGAAATGCGTGGCGCTTATGAGATTATCCGATGGACAGGGCAAAGGTTATCCGATTGCTCTGAAGAACTAGAGGGGGTAATCGATCAACTCAGCAGCGCGCCCAACTGATCGAATAGCTCACACTGTTGCGCCCTGGGCATGTCCTGTAGTCGGTCATAGAGCAGACGGTCGATTGTCTGTGCGGACGGGCTCAAGGTGTGTGAGAAGGTCAGCTCGGCCACCCGAGTGTGGCCGCACTGGGCTGACAGGCACTGGCAGTAGAGCCGGGCGAATTTTATCGAGAGCTCCTCACGTGACGCGATCCGGCCTTTGCCGCGACATTCCGTACAGTAAATCCGCATAGTTCACCCCGTCCGTATCCTAGGGGCCTATTTTGCCACACAACCTATGGTGTTAGGACACCCATCAAAACACTACAGAATGTAGCCGCGATCGACCCAGGCAATCCGCCGGTCGGCGCGTAAGGTGTCATTCACTTGCAAGAACAGCTGACAGATCGGACGTATTTCATTATTGGTGTACACCTGATTGATCTTTTCAATATCGTCAAACCCTGCCGAGTTCTCCGGAATCACGCCAGCCAATGCCGGGTGCATTCGCCAGGCGGCAATAATGTCATTGCGCGAAGCGTTCTTGATTCTTTCGAATTCCTCTTCAGTTGAAATGTCGCCAATCGGAATGATCTGTATCGCTTTTTCCGTATTTCCCGGAATATTCACAAACAACGAGCGGAAGTTGCCCACGTCTTTGGTGCCTTATATCTGCGTCTTTAGTTTCACCTCGTCCTCGTCGGACATGTTCGGGTCATTGGTGTAAAAGATAAAAACCGCATGGGCGTCGTTGTAGTAGAGACGGCGAAACAAGGTGGCCGACTCATTCAGCAATAACGCAAGCATGCCGCCCAGGTAATCGGGTACACCATAAATGTTCTGTTCCACGTCGTAGTCCATGACGTGCTCCACTTCGTGCTCGGCAAAGTCCAGTTCTTTACCATCGGGCCGCAACATCACAAAGCCACCACCGACTTTTCGGCGCATGTTGATCTCAGGCAAATGCTGCAACTCCAGCACCTGGCCAATCACGTTGCGAATGCGCTGAAAAAACGCATCGCCGAACACCATGAAATCCAGCGCGGCGCGGCCAAGGTCTGCGTGCTGCCCCCCTTGGAAGCAATGAAATCACGCAGCAACAAGTTGCGCTTGAAGCGCGGGATGGTGCCGTGATGCGCGTTGGCCCGCAGTATTTTGGCCAGCCCGGGGCGTGACACCGGCGGTGTGTAGAGGCGTCCGTTGGTGCTGGCGAAGATGTCCAGGTACTCGCCCATGTTGGTGGCCAGCACCGACTCGGGCTCGCCGAAGCTGAACGCCTGCACTTTGTGGGGCGGGGTGTTGTCCTGTGGTGTGAGCTCTTGCGTGGCTACTGTCCAGTGTTGACCAGCGGCTGCGCCGCTTCTTGTTGATGTTGAGGGGTTCATTGGCCAGGGCGTGCATCACCGCCCAGGCGATATCGGCGTGCCCGGTGGCGTCGGTGCGCGAGGCGCTGTAGGTGAATCTGGCCACTGGCGGTGGCGCCGCGCTTGATCGTCAGGAAGGCCGAGGCAATGTCGTTCCAGCCTGCGTCCCATACGATCCGTCGACCTTGAATCGTGTCCTGGGCTTTGAGGACCAGGGTGTTTTTGGTCTCCAGGCTGTAGTGAATCGGCGTTGCACGCGGGTACGGGTGCCGCGATGAGCAGGGTACAAAGGAGTACCCCCTGCACACGATTGCGCAACTGCACTAGGTCGGCGTCGACTTTTCCGCGTTCAAAATGGACCACCTTCAACAGGCCAACGACCTGAAACGCCAGCTGGATCAGGTGCTGGCCGACGGTGACCTGCAGGCCCTGGAGTCCATCACCTGGCCTACCGACAGCGGGCAGCGATGAGCTGGGCGCCGGTGACCCTGCGTTGGCCCAGCCAGGCTACCGGATGGATGTCTGGTCTGGACGCGGCCAAGGTACTGGCCGGCGCCGAGATCGCCAGCACCGAGCGGTGCCTGACGGGCATGGCGGCCACCACTGATCCCGATCCGGTCGGTGCCGCCGCGCAAGCGGCCATGGTCGCGCAACTGGGCTCGCCCCCCGCGTGCATGGTCGTAAACCCCCTTCCAGACCGGCGTGGGCCAGGGCCGTGGGTATCAAAAGTTTTTGTCGGCACCGAATCTCCTCGAGCACTTGGCTGACAAGTTGACCGATGGCGACGCCGGGAGGTCCGAGGGCGAGCGGTACGCCCTGTGCGTGCTGTTCCTCGCGACTCGCTACGATCAGTTCGCGGCCACCCTGGCGCGTTTCAATGCCGTGCTGCCCACCCCCGATCTGCAGCGTGCCGAGCGCCGCGCTAAACACCTGGCGCGCCGCTGGCCAGCGCCGCGCCGGTCTTGCAATGGGGGCGCCTGCCCCTGGAGCGCTGCACTGTGACCCAAGCCACGTAGCAGGCCCTGGACGGTCAGTTGGCAATCTTCGAGAGCTACGCGGCCGACAGCTCGTCCATGGCGGATCTAGCGGCGCTGGCCACGCGCAAGGCCGCCCAGCGGGCTGAGCGTGACCAGCAACTGGCTGACACCTGCAGGCTTCGCTGGCCGGCGGTCAGCCCGACGCCACCATGCAGGTGATCAAGCTCGGCCCGGGTGACGTCACCGAGTTACGCCGGCAACTACTCGCCGGCACGCCTTCCGGTTTCGAGTGGGTGCTCTGCGCAGGCCTGCTGTTGCTCGGCAGCGAGGACAGCTTGAGCTTCGTGCAGGAGTTCCTCGGGCTATGACGCTACTCCTCAACGGCGAAAGGTGCGCGGCAAGGGCCTCAAGGTAACGGCCTCGCTCCGGATCGAAAGCGAAGACATGTCCGGCCAGACCAGCAACACCGCCTAAGCCCACAAGGGTTTCAAACCCAAGACGCTGAGTGTCCGCCTGCTGATCCCGTATCGCGACGAGCCCCACCTACTGGGCCTGATGCGTCTGGCCGAAGCCATGATCGGCGGTGGACAGCTCACGGTGTGCCGCATCGTCAACCACACCGCCGCCGCGTTTGGGGGGCGTCAGGTGCAGTTCACCGACAACGTCAGCGTGACGAAAGACGACAGCCTACGGGCTTGGCGCGTGCAGTTTGCCTTGATCGAAAAATTGTTGGTGCCGGAACGGGTCGAGCAGCGCAGCGCCACCCACCCGGTGAATCAACAAGCTGCTCCAGGACAACCCGTCGTCGGTGCCGACGGCCAACCAGGACCGCCCGCCGAGTTGAGCGGCTTTGAAAAAGTCCTGAAAACCGTCGACGACTGGCTGGCGCCCAAACCATGAACCTGCACAAAGTGTTGACCGTGGCAGGTCTACCCGTTGAACCAGGATGAATCGCGCCTGGACCTGCACGCCCCGGGCCGCGCCAGTTTCACCATCAGTGCCACCGAAGCGGTGCGCGGCCTGGCCACCCTGGACATCGGCTACAACGAGGGTCCGCTGCAGCGGCATTTTCTGGGCTATGTCGAGCGCTGCACCGCCGCCAACAGCACGTGCTGCTCTGCCGCGAGTTATCCGCGGTCCTCGATGTCCCGCTCCCGCTGAGCCTGCGTCACGTCGACCTGCACGCCGTGCTGGCGGCGATGGGCGAAAAAAACGGGCTCAGCTTTCGCGTACCGTCCCAACCCTACACCCAGGTGAAAGCCGCGTTTTTCTTTAACCTGGTCAGCGGTTTTCAGGCCCTGGACAACCTGGGCAACGTGTTCAGCATTCCCGATTTCATGTGGCAGCAACAGGGCAATGGCGAGGTTTATATGGGCAGTTGGGCCGACAACTTCTGGGGCCAGCGCCAGCCGCTGCAACCGCCCAGGGAACTGTTCGACGACTACCACAGAAACCAGAGCGCGGTGATCGGCGTCTTACCCGGTCTGCGCCCTGGGGCATCGATTAATCAAGGGCAGCGGATCAGCGCCGTGACCCTCACCGGTAACCAGATGGCGATCAAATGGAAGGCGTAATCCGCCGTGTCGTCGACCGCCAGCACCCCGAGCTCACCGGCGGCTACCACCTGCCACGCTTTGCCCGGGTGGTGGGCATTCCGGATCCGCCGGCGGACGCCGGTCTGTGCGACGACTTCTGCCCGCGTCTCGCGGTCGACCTGCAGGTGCTCGGTCCGGATGGCGAGCCGGATGCCGAGATACCGATTCTGCCGGGGGTGCCCTTGCCGCTCGGTGGCGAGTCCATGGGCCTGTTTGCCTTTCCCGGCGAAGACCCTGGTGGTGCTCATGTTCGCCTACGGCTTGCCGCACAAGCCCTTTGTGCAGGCGATCCTGCCCCAGGGCCTCAGCCTGCCGAAATTGCCCAAAGGCGATCAGGTCTGGCAGCACAGCGAGGCGGTACAGCAGCGGGTCGACGCGGATGGCAACTGGACGCGGCAGAACGACGCCAGAATCACCGACAAGGCCAGCGAACGCGAAGTCGAAGCCCTGGACAACCTCGAGCACTACCAGGGCACCCGCGTGACCGTGGAGGACCACAGCCACGAATCGGTGGGCGGTATCAAGACCGTGGAAGCCCTGGGAGCGCTCAAGCTATTGTCGGGCGGCTCTGCGAGCCTGGTCGCTGTTGATGATCTGCACCAGGCGACTGGGCGCGACCTGAAACTGGTGGTGGGGCAGACGCACAACGCCACAGTAGGTGGCGATATGCGGGAAAAGATTGCCGGTCTACGACGCAACGTGGCGGACCACTGGTTGGGATCGGAGGGGGTCAACGCCTTGCAGATCCTGTGCAATCTGCTTGACTTGGTCGAGGCGATGAATACCCAATTGGCTGGCACATACCCATGTGTCGGGGCCAGCAACGAGCCTCGTCGAGGC